GACTAACTACGACTAAGGGTTATCAGGTTGAGATTCGATCTGTAAACAATGATTTGAAACTAGATAAATAGTACATATAATTATGGATAAGGATGAGTAAGTGGTTGATACAATAATGAATACGCAGAAGTTCTCGATTATAATAGAGAAGTATGTGATCGAAAAGAGATGCACCTATATGGATGCAGTAGTATTATACTGCGAATCCAATCAAATGGAAATTGAATCGGCCGCTAAGCTACTCAATACAAAGATAAAAGAGTCTTTGGAGATTGAATACGGTGAACTCAACTACCTTCCAAGGGCTAATACTCTCCCGATATGAGGATTCTCGTAACGGGACACCTAGGCTTCATCGGAACAAATCTAGTCAAACATCTTTCACAGCACGATATAGTCGGACTTGATCTCAAGAACGGCCACGATATATTGGACTGTGCGCTCCCTGCCGACGTTGGCTGCGTCATACACTTAGCAGGGATAGGGGGCGTACGGGAGAGTATCGAAGATCCTGCCAAGTACTGGCGTACTAACGTAGAAGGTACTAGACGCATATTAGAGCACTATCAGGACTGCCGAGTTCTGGTTGCTAGCTCGAGCTCACAATACGAGCCCCACCTCAATCCATACGCTGCTAGTAAGCAGGTAATAGAACATATCCCACACCCCGACGTTTGCTTCATGAGGTTCCATACCGTATATGGCCCTATACCCCGTTCTAAGATGTTCTTTGATAAGTTGATAAATGATACTCTGGAGTACGTAACACAGCACAGACGCGATTTTATACACGTAGATGATATGGTGAGAGCTATTGACCTATTGATGTTTAGTGGGTATAATGGTCCCATTGATATAGGTACGGGTAGCAATGTCCGTATAAGTGATATCAGGAAGGATCTCCCCATACGACACGATACATTGGGAGAGAGGCAGAATACACTTGCAGATACCTCCAGGATGAATCAGTTGGGATTTGAGGCAAGGTATACTGTGAAGATGTTTTTGGACGAACAAGGAATTGAAAACCACCTAGATGATGAATGTATATGAAGGTCTCGATACCTATAAGACGTACATAGCGCTGCGTAATCACTTTAAGCAGGATAGCTATGATTTCTACAAATACAATGGAAAGACTCGAGTCAATGGGGACAGCTTCCTAAAGAGGAAGGACAGGTTCTTCTTTGCTAAGCTCGAACGAAAGCTGTCCAAGGATGAGCGAGTATACTTCTTTGTTAGTAATTTTGTTGTGGATGACTCGAGTTGGGCAGGATCACTTGTCACAAACGAATCTATGACAGTGTATGGGGATTGGAAGAAGCGTATACAGTCCATGTCATATCTTTTTGCAGAGGAATGCGAGAAACTGAAATTAATCGTTGACTCTTCTGGTAAAATGTTCGATAATCTCTTTCAACCAAATGGGTCTCATCCTGCACTACTAAAGCTGTACCTTCAGAAAGAGATCTCTTTGGAGACTATGGTTATCATCGATCGGATCCTAGGATACTCGAAAGCATGGAATAAGCATTACACAGACGATATTGTTTGGGATAATGTTGGTAAGATGATAGCTAAATATAGTAGCTTTATAGATGTTGATTTAAACAAGTATAAGGCAACAATGCAACAAGTATTTACATCATGAAATTAAGTGGATAAACCGTAAGACAAAACTAATATACAACTATACAGGAAGACAATATATGAGCAATTCATTCTCTGATCTTAAAAGATCTCGTAACAACTCTCTAAAGACCCTAATCGAAGAAACTGGTAAGATGGCTGGTGGTGCACCCACTGGTGATACTAATGACCGTTTCTGGAAACCCAATGTAGACAAGGCTGGTAACGGTTATGCTGTGCTTCGCTTCTTACCTGCGGCCAAAGGCGATGACCTGCCTTGGGTACGTACATTCAACCATGGCTTCCAAGGAACTGGTGGTTGGTATATCGAAGAATCTCTAACTACTATTGGTAAGCAGGATCCAGTATCCGAGCACAACAGTACGTTATGGAACAGTGGTATTGAGTCCAATAAGGATCTGGCACGTAAGCAGAAGCGCCGTCTACAATACATCTCCAATATTATGATTGTGAGCGATCCTTCTAATCCCGATAACAACGGCAAGATCTTCCTCTTTAAGTATGGTAAGAAGATTTGGGACAAGCTCAATGATCTGATGAACCCTCAGTTCGCCGACGAGTCTCCAGTCAATCCTTTTGACTTTTGGGAAGGTGCAAACTTCAAGCTGAAGATTCGTCAGGTAGAAGGCTATCGCAACTATGATAAGTCAGAGTTCGAAGCACCGGAAGCACTTGCTGAAGATGATGCACTAGAAGCTATTTGGGAAAAGCAGCATGCTCTATCCGAGTTTACTGACCCCAACAACTTTAAGTCGTATGATGAGCTTCAGGCTAAGCTGAACCGAGTACTAGGATTGGATGGCGGTATTAACGAAGCTCGTTCACGTTCTGTCGAGGATATTGCACCAGCTCCGACTCCAAGTCGGGAAGCAGCTGCTCCTCAGGTAGAGCAAGAGTCTGCACCGTGGGCAGCTACAACGGACGATGATGATAGCATGTCGTTCTTTGAGAAGCTAGCAGCGGATGCATAAGTAGGGTTATAGGCGGGAATAGCTCAGTGGTAGAGCTCCTCGTTGCCAACGAGGTGGTCGGGAGTTCGAATCTCCTTTCCCGCTCCATAATCAAGTACGACAGAAAGGCCCCTCACGGGGCCTTTTTTATGCGACAGCGTTTTGCATTCTCATAAAGGTTGGATCTGATGATCTTGCTGATGGGCTTGTAATTGTTGTTGAGTTGTTGACGCTAGTGCTGTTGTTATTTGTAACAGAGGAATCTGTAGTCACTACCGGAGCAATGATTTGAGGGGCCGCCGCTTTAGCATCAGCAACACCAGAGGTTGCTTCAGACACTGCAGGTGCCGACAGAGATTTCAGAGGTACTGGGGTTGCTGTCTGAGATACCTCTTCAGGAGTTAGTGCCTCACCACCAATCGAGGGTGTTGAGAATTCAGTTGGTAGGAAGTTAGACTTTGGTGATGCACCTGGACCTTTCTTCGAACCTGCCTTAGGAGAACCAGACACGTTGTGAAATCCCCCTACGTTGATGGGTTCTTCCATTATAGTATCTAAATCTTTGATACCATATGTGGATTTGACCAGTCCAGAAAAATCTTTTATATCCTGCTCAATGAGATTATCCTTCACATTCGGATTAGCATCTTGGTTCATGTCCTCCATGTATGCCTTGATTACATCTGCAGGGGTTTTACCTTCAGTGGCACCTTCATCTATCTGGTCTGCTATGAGCTCAATTTCAAACTGACTGAATCTTGACCAATCAGCTTTTCCATTTTTGAAGTTTGGCGCGCCGCCAGGTGCTGGTGCATTACCAGCACCACCGACAGGAGATTTGGTCTGTACGTCTTTGACGAAGCCAGGAGTCTTCAGCTGACCCTGCTTTAATCCAGATTTGTCCTTACGTGTCTTCAGTACCGATTGTTTGGCCCTTGGCTTAGACTTGCCGGCAGCCATATCTTTGCCCTTTTTAGAATCTATTGCCCATTCTGGAATCTCAGACAAATCATCAAGACCTAATTCGCTTTGAGCAATAAGTCTTAGCTCCATTTCTTTTGCCGAGTCACCATCGGCCATCTCCATGATAACCCAGTCCGGTTCTTTTCGATCTTTGTGCTTGGCTCCAGCTATGATAGCTGCCTTAATATCTGCAACATCTCCAGCAAATCCACTCTTCTGGACATCATTGACGAGTCCTGGAGTCTTCTTCTTGCCTACAGCGGCCGCTGCTGTAGCTAATGGAGACGCACCTTTTGCCGGTGCTGGTGGACCAACCTGTGCCGCTGCATCTTGTTTAGGACTTGGTGGAGGAGATACCTTCTTTTGCTTTGTTGTGTCTGGCACTGCGTAGATATCATCTATACTAAGTGGACCCTCAGCATACATTATTAGCTCCATCTCAGCCATATTGTATGAACCGGGATTATCTTCGTCTATTGCCTCGGCCATTTCAATGATGACATCATATGCCGACTTGCCCGCCTTGGCACCCTTCTTTATGTTATCCAACAATTCTTTGATGTCTGGATCATCTAACCAAGAATCAGCTACGTTAGTGGTAAATGAGGATATCTTCTTTTCGGGCTCTTTGCTTCCTGGGGTCTTGAGTTCACCCTGCTCTAGTCCAGAGGTATCCTTACGGGTCTTGAGTT